GAGGAATTCTTATCTGTTGTATACGTCTAAAATCCTCATCAATATTCTTAATGCTTCCGCCACCGCCACGCTGGTTATCTCTTGCATATTTGTCATTGACAAAGGTTTGTAATATCTCTGGTGTATACATTGTATCCAAAGATATAAAATTTAAACCTTCTCTGTTCTCAAAAAACAAATATGTCGGGGATTTATTTCTATTAAGTGCGGTAGAGCACAAATAGTTTAGATTTTGAACGGGACTCCAAAAGTTTGATATGTATTTTGTTGAATTCGCAGTAGGCTCAACTATAACACTCTTATCAGTTTCTAAACCAACGGTAGGTTCATTTAATATTTGTGTAGCAATCTCTGATACTTTGCCTGAGAACGGTCTGCTTATTTTTTTATTAAGATCAATTACTGACTCTCTAGAAATAATATGCAGTTGGTAAACTACACTCTTATCACCCAACGTATCACGGTCAGACATTTTATAAATGAAGAATTGACCCTTCAATCTTTTATTTAAAGAAGGTGTTGCTATTTCCAAATTAACGATCTCTTCTCCAACTAAAGGGAACAAGTTTGCAAAATCTAGAGATTCACGGACAATTATGCTGCCTGTGATAAATGGACTGAACATGTCTTCAAAAATCTGCACATTTAATATCTGCGGGATTATATTGTGGTATGTTCCGTTTTGTGATACTATCTCTGCTTTTCTAATAGAGACGTCACCAGCAAACGTAATTACTTCATCTTTTAACATTATAATAGTTCTTCAAATTCTTGTAAAACTTTATTTAATAATTCTTTTGGAAGAAGTTTAATTCTTCGTTTGGATTCGTTAATTGATCTTTCGTGATCCCAGTTTGAAATTGGATAACGAAGATCGTTATCAGTAACCTGAGGTGGATCTACAACATCCTCAACAGAATTCTCAGCTACTAACTGTCTGCCGAATTCATCAAGTAAAACTCCAGAGTTATCTTCTTTCTTAAATTTAGCTTCGTAAGAAATTTGTGGGTATTGGCTAGGGTCAAAAAGAACTAAACCATCTGAACGCTCGTAGTGATGAATTGTAAATTTTGCAATTATATTTTCCGCTTCACGAAGATCATCGTTCATATCGTCAGTATAGTTGCCATACTTCTGATAAACATACTGCTCTAACTCTAATTCTGAAAGAGGGAAATCGTTAATGTAATCATAATTCTCATTCATTAACATAACTACCCAGTGGTATTGTGGAGTGCCATAAACTTTCTCAGAAATTATTTCTGGGGTATCTCCATCCTGAATATCATACTCATCATAAACAGTTACATTGGCTAGAATATCTCTACGAAATCTTATGTTTCTTGTAATATCTTTAACCGCTGTTAATGACTTCTCTCCATTTATATCAAACTCATAGAAAAATGTTGGAAAATCTTTGAAATACATTATAGACCCTCCTCAACAAGTTCTTTGGTGAGAATCTGAAGTTCTCTAAATGTTAACTGAATATTAATCTGCGTTGGCATTCCACCACCTGTTCTTGACTGGGCAAATGTATTAAATGCACCGTTAGGTGTATAGTTAACACTCATCTCGGTAAGAACACAAGATGTGTGTCGATGAAGGTTTTCGTTTTCCTGTCCATTGGTATAATAAACAATGTCAAACTCAGAAGGATAAACGAAAATAAATTCACCGCTTCCTTTATATTCTGGATGCATGTGAAACTTAAATTGTTGTATAATATTTTGAACATTCTTGGCTTCATCTTCATTTCTTGGGAAAAATTGATACTCGAATGTAAATGTTCTGAAATCAACACCTTTAAATACTTGTTCTTTCTTTGGATTTGGCGCTAAACCAGTAGCGGCAGAAACAGCACCAGCCTGTGCTACTTTTTGTAGAGCGATGGCTGAACCTACTTCTAGTCCCTTTGATCCTGCTGCTTTTGCAGCATCTATAAATTTATTTTTGCCGCCAGTTGCTTTTAATATTTCAGCTGCAGCGGCAAATTCAAATGTGTCTTCTTCACTATAAGTTACGCCGTAACGTGTCTGTAACTGATTTGGAATATGTAAAGCGATAGCAGTCTTTAATCTCTTCTGTGCTCTCGTCCCTCCCAATCCTGCTGCTTTAATTGTTTCGAATCCAACTGTACTAGCAACTCCTGCGAAACCAGCACCCTTCAATGCTCCAAAAAGACTACCACCAAGCAATCCCCCACCAAGTGCACCCTTTACGCCACCCACTAATGTTGACGCTCCTTGAACTTGGTTAAAACTTAAATTATTCGCTACAATAGAACCCCTGCGGCGAGTCGTTTGATCAAAGTCGTCTATAAAATCTGTATCTTTACTATTTGACGCAAGTTTAGAATCAACAGCAACATTGATATAAAACATAGCGTAGTTACCGCCATATGCTTTGTTAGAAATTAGGTCGTTTGGATACTGGTAGTCCCGTATGCTGTATTTTTGATCTTGTAAAGATGGCGATCCAACTCCAGATACGTCAACTCCACCAAAAGACTCTGGATAAACTAAAGATTGCAGCTGATCGATCGAGGTAGATGCGTTTGTTCTGGCTTCGTTAACCTGGTTGGAAATACTTTTATACTCTTCCTGTTCTTGGGCAAGAAGTGCCTTAAGGGATGTTATATCTTGCTGGTTGTTGCTTTCTATTGCGTCGGCAAGGTTATCCCTGGTAGTACCCATACTTTGGATTAGGTCTTGCTGCTGGAGGATTAGGGCTTCTATTGTCATCTTGATCCCGTGGGGTTGAATAAATAAGACTACTAGTAATTATTTATGCTATGTTCCACAAGAGAATCTACAAACCGCTAAATCCAGAAAAATACACTGGCGATCCAACTAATATCATTATGAGATCTAGTTGGGAGACTAGGTTTGCATCCTGGTGCGACCGCAACCCAAGTATAATCAAATGGAGCTCTGAGGAGACGGTGATTCCCTATCGATGTCCCACCGACAATAATATCCATCGTTACTTCGTAGATTTTAAGATACAAACGAGAAGTAGCAGTGGGCTTCTGAGAACCTATTTGGTTGAGGTCAAGCCAGAAAAGCAAACGAAACCACCAGAGTTTCCAGGAAAACAAACTCAGAAATATCTGGTCGAATCAATGACCTATATCAAGAACCAGGCTAAATGGAAAGCAGCTACAGAGTACGCTAAAGATCGTGGCTGGGAGTTCAAAATTATCACAGAACACGACCTGGGAATATCCCCTAAATAATTAAATGGCTAATAAACCCTCCATGCTCGACGTCTTTGAGCGAAACAAATATGACCTCTTAACTTCGGTTAAAAGGTCGAGGACATGGTTTGATCAGCAGGTGCTGCTGATGTCGAAGCAGAGAATAACACCCCAGCAAGTTTTAGCTGGGAACACTACGCAAAATACAACCAGAGTTATTCCAGGGCATCTATACATGTTTGTATATGACCCCAAAACAAAGAATGACCTACCATACTATGATAGGTTTCCTTTGGTATTTCCGTTCGGTAAAACCGAAGATGGATTTATGGGACTGAATATGCATTATCTTCCTTACCCATTAAGAATCACTCTTTTAGATAGATTGTTAATATACGTTAATAATGCCAAAATAGACGAAACTACAAAAATTAAGTATTCCTGGAAATTGATTGATGGCGTAGCCAGATATAAAATGGCAGAGCCATGTGTTAAACGGTATATTACGGGAAACGTAAGATCTGTATTCAGACAAGTAAACTCCAAAGATTGGGCAACTGCAATGTTACTTCCAGTTGAGCGATTTGTTGGTGCAAGTAAACAAGAAGTTTGGGGAGACTCAAGAAGGGCAGCAAACTCATGATCAAGGATTTCATATCACAGATTAAAACAGAGGGATTATCTAGATCAAATAGATATAGAGTTTTGTTTTCCCCACCAGCTAATGTAAACTATGATTCGCTCTATAAAATTTTACTACTTTGCGATCAAGTTCAGCTTCCTGGCTACAACTATTCAACCACACAATCAAGAACATTTGGTGAAGTGAGAGAGATGCCTTACGAAAGACTTTTTGATTCTTGCAATATGTCGTTTTACGTAGATACAGATTTAAAAGTAAAACGTCTTTTTGATTCTTGGATGGCATCTATACAAGATCCAATAACA